ATAAATAACATTTGTTCTTGAATTGACCCGGATAAGGAATATCCTACTGCTCGTTGCATATAATTAATTAAGTCCTGATCTCCATCGAATATTTGATTTAGAAAATCCAACCACAATGGATAATCTATTTTGTCTGTATATTCGTTGGATGATATTTTAGAAAAAAACTTACTTTTATCGTGATCATACAAATTACCTGTTTTAAGATCGATGTAGCCGTTTTGTACGTTTAGTAGATGTTTATCCCGATCGAATGCTTCCGGCGTAATAGGCAGTAGGTGCTGACTTTCTTTTAACATGTTTGTTTTACCATTACTGCCACGTGAATATTTAATGTGTTTTTGCAGGTTTTTTTGTGCATCTTCTTCATCTAAATCATCAGACGTGTAAACCGGCTCCTTCTTCATTTTTTCTAGTATTTCACCAACCAGGTTCCTAACTTTACCTTCCTGATCTAATTGCCAAGTTTTATCATTGTAGTAATACCAGTTTTTCCGTATGTAGCTGTAACGGACAACTTCGCCAAAATTATCCGTAAATCTTGATGCGTTACCGGTATCATCGTAGCTGTAGAATTTCTTTTTTATTTTTTTCGTATCAAACTCATTAACATATAGATTAAATTCGTCATCATTAGACTGCGGGTTAAAAGCTTCATTGCAATCTTGAATTGCTTTGTTTAAAGTTATTTCTGCATACGTTTGATCTCCACGTTTGCTATCCCATTTACCCCTGTAAAGAGATGAATTTCTAAAAATAGAATCCATTTTCTCGTAATCTCTGTTTGTCCAAAACGCAAGATCATTTGCAAAAGCCATATCTGCATGGGAATGTGATTCGTAAAACTGTTCCCAACCGCCACCCATAAATAATTTAAAACGCATACCATTTTTGCTATTTCCAGCTACCTTAATTACTTCTTCCTTAGAAAGTCCGTTGCCTTGACGGTCCGAAACATTTTTACGCGCCGCCGAAACATCATTGTTTGCGATATATTTATTGTGGAGATAGTTGATTTTACCCATTTCATCATCTGCGATTTCCGTATATCTGCCAATTTTATTTCCTGTCATTACAAAGAAGCGACCATTATTATAAATCTCTACATTTCCTTTACGGCTTCCCTCTCTCGGCAAGTCGCCTTTCGCAATTATGTGGACACCATTTCCAGATACAGACACTTCTGCATAACTTTCCATCAACTCAATAAATTCAGCAACTATATTATCTTCATCATTATTCTGTTTATAGCGATCAATTTCTGTCCTTACATCATCAAGATCAATTCCAAAATAAGGTGGCTTGAAATAAAAACCTATTCCATCACATTGGTATTTATTGATGGATGAGAGGGCGGTCTGAAAATCAGACCATGTACTCTCATCATTAGATTTACCAAAATTACCTGTATTGGCATCGATTGGTATTTTGGTGGTTTTTCCGTTACGTTCTTGTAATTTAAACCCACACCATTGTTTTAATTCTTTAAGTTCGTGAGGTATTTCTGAATACATGTAATTCACTCCTAAAATGGCAACATATCATCTGAAATATCCGGAGCATTATTCATAGGAGCCCCTCCCTGATCTTTACCTTTAAATTGATGCTGCACATTCGGGAATTTAGTTTGGTTCCACATCTTCACATTAAGGTTGTTATAAGTTTTTCCGTTGTATTCATTTTCTTCATTCTTCACGAAAACCAATACCGGTTTACCTTCAAAATCACCCAACAACTCTTCGAAACTATTGTATGTTTTTCCGTTTTGCAGCTGGCATGCTTTACCGATTGTGTTGAAAATCGTCATATTATATTTACCGGTAGCTTTTGCCTTGAAATTCTTTTCAAATATATGCATATTCTTACTTGGTTGATCTAAATCATTACGGATAACTAGATCAAACTCCGTGTATTCTGCACCGCTCGGAGTAGCATCTTCGTTACAACGATTAACTACAACCTCATACCAACCATCTTCGACCTGTCCGCCATTACCTTCATATACATCCTCAAAATCTAAATTAAATCCTGCCATTATTAATCATCCTTTTCGTTTTTTATTTAAAATTTTCTATAATTTGTTCAACTGTTTTTCCGTCATTAACATATGCTCGGAAAGTGTTGTAATTAATGCTGAATTTATTGCTTAACTCACGTGCTGAATATTCTATTCCTTTATAAATGTGTTTCCTGGAATTTCTTCGATTCAATGCCTGCTTTTCATTTGTTATCCAAGTGCAATTACTAGGCTCATAATTACCGTTAGTATTGATTCTTTCGATGGTGTAATGCTTTTGGTAACCATTCTGAATAGCCCAGTCATAAAATTCCTTTAAATCATGCTTCCATTCATCGCAAATAATTATTCCTCGTCCGCCATAGTCAGGATAATCTTTATTGTTTTTGTTGTAGCACCGCTGCTTCATTGATTGCCATATATCCGATAAAAGGGTGTTACTCACCCCATGCTTTCTAGCACGGTTACCAATCCCCTCCGACCTCTTACAACCACAACTAACAACCTTTCCATGCCTTAAATCAGAACTGCGGATATATTTTTTTGACCCACAGTCGCATTTACATAGCCACTTTTTGCTTTTGTTAGTAGCTTTTTCTTTTGATGGTTCCAAAGCAATCAGTCTGCCGAAACGCTCATCTGAAATATCTATTGTTCTACTCATCGCAACCACCCCCTAGCCTTCGCCTGGAAAAATACCCACCCCGGCTTAAAATTTTTGCGTTTAGCATAAGCATGTAATTCTTCCAAGCTTCCGCAGTCTTCCGGCCCATCAAAATCAAGTACAATTTTCTTAATTTCTTCTTCTTTCTTACGTTTTATTTCTTGTAACTTTATTTCTTTGATGTTTTCTAATTCTTGTTTTATTAACTCAACTTCATGGCCACACATTGGACAAATATTTTCTCCTGCTTCGAATACTGCAAAACAATTTGTGCATTCCTTAATTTTCAGCGTTCCATCTTCTTGGAATCGTTTAGGTTTTTCATATTTATCGCCCAAACTCCACTCTCGCTCATCATCTGGCAAGCCATGTCTCTCATAATTGTTTACATGATCCAAAATGATAGCTGTTTTTCCTTCGCGGTAACGCAATGCCCTACAAGCCTGTTGGATATATAAAGCTGTGGAATCAGTCGGCCTAAGCAATATGCAACAATCCACATCCGGACAATCAAACCCGACAGAAATTAAATCTACATTGCAAAGGATCGTTATTTTACCTTTTCTAAAATCCTTGATGATTTGTTTACGTTCTTTTTTAGGTGTTTCGCCATCAAAGTGAACTGCATTTATGCCTTGTTCTTGAAATTCCTTTGCCATCATTTCACTATGCTTAATTGTGGAACAGTAGCATATTGTTTGCTTCCCATTTGCATAGTTTTTATAGTGGTTAATTACATCGCCAAAAACTGCTTTAGTGGAAAGAATTTCTTCCGATTTTTCTTTGTCAAAGTCTCCTCTTTTCTTTTTAAGTGTGGAGAGATCAGCCACACTTGGCGCATAATATTTGTAAGGTGCTAAATGATCTTTATCAATAAGGTTTTTAATACTTTCACCCTCGACTAAATCATCATATATATCACCTAATGGCTTACCATCGAGCCTAGTGGGGGTTGCAGTTAGACCTGCTAACCTTGCATTTGGAAAAGAATCTATTATCTTTCGCCAAGTTTTAGCTGCAGAAAAATGACATTCATCAAATATGATAAAATCCGGTTCAGGATATTTTGATAGATTCCTAGAAACAGCACCAACCATTGCGATATGGATTGTTTTTCTGTCGATATTAAACCTGTCGAACGTATCAATGGTTTGATCCAATAACTCACGTCTATGAACCAAGAACCAAACTGTATTTCCCTTTTCCTGTGATTGTTGTGCCATGTAAGCAAATAGAACTGTCTTTCCACCACCACAACCAAGAACCACACAAGGCGCTCTACTTCCGTTTAAATAAGATTTTCTAACATCATCAATTAGCTCTTGTTGGTAATCTCTAAGTTGGATCATCCACATCACCAACTTTGAAAATATCTTCCTGCTTGCATCCAGTCCTGTTATCTAATTGATTTTTAACGAAATATTCATCGTTAGGCTTTAATAAAAACCCTCTATTCCCTGTCTTTTCATTAACTGTTAACCTACCCACTAAATCAGCCAACCCCATGAAGTTTGGTCTTATCTTATCTCTGATCATCGGATATGCTCTGTTGAATATTTGTCCACCTTGAGTTTGCCATTCGTCCGTATCTTCCCAAGCAAAGAAGATCAATCGTTTGCCTAACCCTTTCAAAAATCGGACACTGTCAATAATTACAAAATCAATTTGTTGGTAATTCATCATTGTAGGTACGCGATTATTCTTACCCTCTCTGCCCATACTACCGAGCATAGAGTGAGTTAATTCACTGACGTTATCGAATGCAATTGAATATATTTTGACAAGTCCATTTTTGATAGCTCTGCTAATAATTCTGCCCATTTCTCCCACGCATTGTGAGAATCAAATTTAAAAATATCAATATGTGATTCTCCTTTCAAAACGTGTGAAGTGTGGTCGATATCGATCAACAGAACATTACCTTCCAGGTACTTCAAAGTGGTTGTTTTTCCAATTCCGGGTGCTGCATAAAGCAAATATGTTGAGGTATCTTTGCTTACATCAGCAGCATTTGTGATATTTAAACTCATTAATCCGTCACCTCTACTTTAAAAGCATCCTCCCGATGTTCGACTGTCACACCTTCAACAATCTCACCAGTGTCAGGATTGACCACTTTATCCCCCGAAACGTTAAATGCTTTCTTTATTTCTGCTTTTTTGGGCGATTCTTTAACCTGTATAAAGTCATCTAATTTCGCTTGTTTTAAAGCTTGTACAACAGCTTCATCATCATAATTCCATTTAGGTTGTTGCTTACGGAATGATAGTTTGCCGTTTGGCAGTTTAAGAGTTTTAAATTTCGGGTCTTCCTCCTTCTTTTTGAGCCCATAATAAGACAACAAGCCTTGGAAATAATCAATGCTATCTTGTGATTTTTGATTTTCTTGTTTATTCCAAGCTTCAATTTTGTCAATTTCAGCGACAGCAAGAGCGTTATTATCTTCTATTTGTTTCTGCATCTGACCGATCTTTCTTAAAGCCCAGTTAGCCGCTTGATCATCTTGTATCGTGAATGCTTCACGTTCCACTTGTTCTTGCTCATCCAGGTAATTTTGTAAGCTTTGGTTTTCATTCATTTTCTTCATCCTCCAATTCTTCAAGCCTTTCTTCCGCTTGTTCTAATTCTTCGTATCTATCAGATTCAACTAATACCTCATCCGATAAATCTACTGTTATACGTGCATCACCATTAGTCGCTTCTTCGATGTCAAAGTCCTCGTATGAGTTTTCGCTATTTAAACTCAACTCGATTTCTATATCCGTATCCATTTCAAAATCTAATAGCAATTCAATTAACTCTTTTACTGTCACTTTTCATTTCCCCCTAAATAAAATCAGATAATTTATGTCCTGCTTCTTTCATCTTCATTTCATCTGTGCTCACACAACGTGGACGAGTAGGAAAATATTCTTCCATTCCTTCCATCAAATCCTCTTGAAAGAAGTCATATACAATGTTCAGATCATCTAATGTTCCGCCTTCTGCCACGAATGAAGCTGCCACACCTAGTGATTCATATTCCGTACTACCGGATTCACGTTCCTCTTTGTATTTTTCAAGGTATTTATTCATTGATAAATTCATCTACTTCTCGGTGCATTCTTTCGAGTGCAGCGATAGGTGATTCAAATTCCGTATGCCAACCTGCTGTGTATCCTTTCGAGATGTGAATAGGATAAAAATCCTCATCAAAAGTTAGAACTTCTAATATAAGAGTGTCATCTCGAACAATCTGGTGAACCCTAAAGTCCAATTTGTTTTTATGACATTTCCATGCCAATTCCTTAAATAATTTTTCCATGTTTAAAACCTCCGATTATGATAGACTAATAGTAATTAGTTATTTTTTAATGGATCCGTCTTGCCGGACGGGTCTTTTTGCTAGTTTCATAATTTCTGATGCAGGTATGTCTCGTTTGATCGCTTCTTGGACTAACGTTTGCCAGGTCATGGGATCACCTCCTTAAATCACCGCCGCATATCGGGCAAAAATTAATTTCTTTTCCAAACTTAAAACCGTTATTCCTCAAAACAAGCCCATCACCTGATAAATCTAAAGAGTGAAACCCAATAAAGTAACTTTTCTTTTTGTTGCGTTTGCGATAAATTCTTAAAACTTCCCTTTTCTTGCGTTCTAAGCTAAAACCACGTAAGGGGTATTCGTTTACTGCTAATGTCTTGCGTTTTCCTTGTTTATTTGGTGTACAGTAATTGCATGTCAATTGCTTCACTCTCCCTCATATAATCATCAAAATAATTAGAACAACGATTAATACAGTTCCTGCTATGTTCATTGGTAGATCGTATTTCAATCTCGGAAGACCTCCCTTCAAATGTTTATCAATCCGTGATGTAGAAAAACCAACATTCCTACAAACAAAGTTCCATACCAGACATCTAAATAGTTAATTCGTTTCATGTGCTTCCTCCTAAATACTCCATTAACTGCTTTCTTGATATGTGATATGTCCACGTGCTCGACATTTTTACCGCATATCCAAAATCAAAAACTTTTTGCTGCAATCCCAACCTTATAAATTGTGGAGACTTGTCCATTAATTCAGCAGCCTCTAAGATAGTTACGTTGGGATTAGTTGATGTTTGGCTTTCGCTCATTCCAATTCCTCCTCTTTTCCACTCACACCCCCTAATCAATATTCAAACGTCTTGGCAACTGTGGGCTATATGCTTGCGGCTCACTATCTCTAGTGGTAGGTCATGGCCTGCTGTGCTCGGTTTAATATATTGATTACGGGATGTGGTGGTTCTACTTTAATACCGTTAAACGGTACTGCATCTTAAATTTTTTTCTTCCTCATCGAACTCTCCATCTTTCACGTGCGGGAGACGAATGTTATCGGAAGAAATTTTATATAGCTTAGCTACTTTCAACAAAACGTGACCTGGTATTGCAGTTTTTCCTGACTCATAACTTCTCAATGTTTTAGCTGTAACACCAATTATTCCAGCTGCTTCTTCTTGTTTTAGCCCGGCATTAACTCTCGCGGCGGCTAAGGATATTTGTAACATTTTTTTCCTCCTTTCCTTTAACTGTGACTCTATCATAATACCGTTTAAAGGTATTGTCAATAGATTTTCAAAACTTTTTTTATCTTTTTTCGGTATAAACACTTGCTAAAACTACCGAAAAAGGGTACTATGAATATATAATATAAAGGAAGGAGTTGAAAAAACATGAGTAAAACAGTGAAGGAAATATTCGCTAGAAATTTAAATTATTACATTGAAAGTAGAGGCACTACGCAAACCGAATTATGTAATAAGTTAGATATACCGAAAATGACAATGTCGAATTGGGTAAAAGCTAACACTTATCCGCGTCCTGATAAAGTGCAGTTGCTAGCAGATCACTTTGGAATTAAGCGCTCTGATTTGACGGAAGAAAAAGGCGAAGAAAACATAATTAGATTGTCATCTGCCAATTATAATTATTTTCCGGTGTCAATATCTGCTGGTACACCATTTAATGTAGGTGCAACAAACGCCGAACAAATAACTATACCTGATGCAATCATGGGCAAGTGGGCCGGTCAATCAGATATAAATGTAATGAAGATTGATGGTCAATCAATGAACAAAGTAATACCAGATCAATCTTTAATAGCCGTTAAGACTACAGATTTAACAAACCTAAAAGATAACGACATCGTGGTCTTTAGTGACGATAACGATTACTCGGTAAAGAGGTTTTATAACGACAAAGAAAACAAACGATTTGTGTTTTCCCCTGAATCTACCGACAGGAGATTCATAGATTACACAATACAATATGATCAGGCCAATAATTTGAAGATACACGGCAAGGTAGTTGTTTACATTGTGGAATTGGATTAATACCTAACGTTAGAGATTAATCACGGCGGGTAGCTCCCGCCTTCTTCATAAGGAGTTGATTATCATGAAGCATCCGAATGGATATGGATCCGTCTATAAACTTAGCGGAAAAAGAAGAAAGCCCTTTGGCGCAAGAGTAACAAAGGGATGGGAATTTAACGAAGAATCAGGTACAAAAAAACAACTATATACTAACATCGGGTATTATAAAACAAGGCAGGAAGCGATGATCGCTCTAGCAGAATATAATAAGGACCCGTATGATGTGGACGCTAAAAAAGTCACATTCGCCGAAGTATATGATATGTGGGCAAAAGAAAAGTTTAAAGACAAACCTGTAACAAGGGGTTATAAGGCGGCGTTTAATCTTTCTGGTGAATTACACAATATAAAACTCATTGATATTAGGAAAGCGCATATGCAGTCCGTTATTGATAACATGGATAAATCGCACAGCACAAAGTCGATTACAAAAACATTGTACAACCAGTTGTTTAAATTTGCGATTGAAAACGATGTTGCAGATAAAAATTATGCAGAGTTTGTAACCCTCCCTAAAGACACTGTTGAAAGTGACAGAGAGCCTTTTTCTGACCTTGAAATACAAACCCTATGGAATAACCTTCATAATAAGGAAAATACCGATATGGCGCTTGTAATGATTTATACAGGATTACGACCAAGTGAATTAATATCGATCGAAAATAAAGATATTCGCTTAGATGAAAGATATATGACTGGGGGATCTAAAACAACTGCGGGGAAAAATCGCATCATACCAATAAATAAGAAGATCCATCCGCTTATCGAAAAACGAATGGATGAAAACAACAAATATCTTTTTGTTAACACAAGAGGTAACAAGATGACGTATAACAGCTTTCGGAAAGATCGCTGGGTTCCTCTCATGGATTCATTAAACATGAATCACAAAGCGCATGATTGTCGCCACACTTTTGCAACATTAATGGATAATGTCGGTGCCAACAAACTATCTATTAAAAAAATCATGGGGCATGCTTCACAAGATATTACAGATAAAGTTTATACTCATAAAAACATCGATGAACTAGTAAAAGCGATTGATTTAATATAAAGTTCTTGTCTATTACCTGTCTATTACCAACAAAAATTGGTAGTATTTCAGAACAATTTTCGTTTTAATAAACGTTGATAAACCACTATTTACAGGCGCTATACCCTCAGCCGAGCGCTAACTTAACGTTAACCAAAACCCTTGTATGCCAAGGGGTTAGAGGGTGTTTTGTCTATTACCCGTCTATTACCTGTGTCTCTCCAAACTATTCCAGGACAAGTATACCATAGGTACACGTATAAAAATAACGATGAGAATTATCTAATAAACAAGAAATTTCACGCCTGCCTTAGTGCAGGCTTATTTTGATTTCTCTATTACACCATTATTATAAAGGTGCTCCCAATAATTAATACATACTTCCTGCTCTTTAACTTTGTGATAGCTGTATTTCGGATTACCATCTTCAGTTTTTATTTTCAAGAAAGAAGATAAATTACTCTTAGATTCCGTATATGCCACCAATTTATTGGTTCTTATTTCATAAATCATATATGTCATACTTACCCCTCCTATATAATAACTATCAAAACACCATATCCCATTACACCAAACACACCCAAACTCGCAAGCCTTTTACTAAACATAGACAATAAAGCATACACACCAATTGACACTCCAAGCAATATTGGTAATGCCGATATATAATCTAATGCCATATCTGTTAATCCGCTTTTCATTTTATCGACCATCCAAGATGCTGGCGATTGCATTAAACCACACCCTTCATAGCCGAAACGAGTACATCAAAGATCATAGGCAATACTGTGATCAGCATATACCCCATGGCGGACTTGCTAATCATGTCAAAGCCTTTTTCCTTGTTACCGA